TAGAAAGATTGCAGGTTCGCAATTCAATCTAGACCAGTTGACTGGTGGAAGAGAATTCTTTATGAAGAAATTAGAAGAGGCTCTTGAAGATAATGGTGAAGAAGCAGAAGTGGTCGAGTAGCACAAGCTACAACATCAAGGTGCAATATGTTTTCGTGGAAAAATACTAAACCTGAGCATCAGATGATTACAGGGTACATCCTGTTTTTATTGGTTATTTTCGTAATGACTATATTAACAGGGTGTGACTCTGGGTGGTCTGTATGTGGATGGGAGGTGAAATGAGTGAAAAACATAAAACAGCAAGAAGTTATAGAGCTAATATCCTTGATGACAATGCTGTTGTTAGCATTAACCTTAAATGGTTGGGGCAAATTATTGTACTTATTGCTGGTTTGGTTTATAGTTATTGGAGGGTTGAAACAAGGATTATTGACCTTGAAAAGAATTTTTCAAAGTCGGATATTCAGATACAAGAATTAGTAAATAAGCATATAATAGATGAACAAGCTAGATACGCTGAAATGGAAGAAGACTTAAAGTGGTATCAAAAGGCATTAGGTAAAAAGAAGAAATAAATGGATTTTTTAGAACTATACGGTGAAGCAGGGATGATTGGTGTTGTTGGCGCTATGTTTGTATATTTAGTAGTTCAAATGTCAAATAAGGCGGCAAAGCAACAAGACATATTAGAAAATTTAAAAATTGAAAACAAAGGTCAAAGTGAAACACTTGAGAATATGGAAGGCATGGTTATTAAACTTATTAGCAGGTGGAATCAATCAGATGACAAGCTTGATAGAAAGTTTGATGCTATCACGAAAGAAATAAATGATTTAGATAATCAAGTTTCAGAATTGAAAGGTTCTATGAGCAGAATAAATGGAAGGCACTAATGGATAGCTTAAGGGTAACAGGGATGACAACAGGATTAGGATTTGTATATTGGACAGATTTACTGTCAGGCATTTTAATGTGTATAATGTTTGCAGTTCAGATTTATTATTTATATTTAAAAACAAAGAAAATAAAGGAGTCGTAATGTTAGTTAAGATGATTGCAGATGAGTTATTATCTGATAAAACAAAAGATGAGATTATTGATGAAATTAACAAAGCTGTTGATATCCCAATAATTAGTGAAAAAACAGAAAAAGCAATACTAGAAGCTCTTTGGAAAATAATCAAAGGAGTATTGTTAAAAAGGTTAGGTGTCTAAAATGAAAGTAATTGAAATGATACTTTTCATGGCAATAGTTAATGGTAGCCCCGCGAAGCCCGAACCAGTACAAACAGATTCAGCTATAGTTGCTATGGAAGATGTAAAAAAGAAAAAGAAAAAAGGTAAGAAGATTGGACAGAAAGGTAAGAAGAAAAAGAAAGGATTCTGGTCAAAGGTCTTCGGAGCTAAATAAAGGAAATACTATGCCAAAAGCAAAAGAACAAAAAACAACAAAAAAAGACAATGTTCAAGGTGAACTCAGTAAGGCAATTACTTTTTTATTAGATGAGTTAGAAGATTTAAAAGATAAAGTTGCTAAACTAAATAGTAGAATGGGTATAAATGGCTGACGTAATTGGATTATCTGATGTTTCTTCTAAGGACACAGGTAAAGGAAGTAAATTAAAAACAGGCGGTAGAAGGAGATACAATATGGCTAAACCAAGTAAAAAGAGTGCGTCTAATAGATTAATTGAATGTATGAAAAATGCCAAGACAGATGGTCAAAAAAGGCAATGTAAGGTAATGTATTCAATAAGAACTAGAACAACAAAACAACATGGATATAACCCTACTAAAGGTGGAGCTCCATTTTACAAAGGAGATAAATAATGCCAAGTAAAGAAAAATGTAAGAACTGGAAAAAGATGGGTTATAAAAATATGAAAGATTGCACATCGTATGGTAAAAAGAAAACTGCCTTAGAATGGCAAATGAGGCAATCACCAGAAAAGAAAATAAAGGATAAACATCGTGCCTAAGAGAGTTGATTTATTTGGACATGATAAAGGTTTTGGTGACACCGTTAGTCGTGTAATTAAAACTGTCACCAGAGGAAAAATAAAGGAGTGTGGAGGATGTCGCAATCGAAAAGAAGCTTTGAACAATCTAATTCCGTACGCCAAGCGTTACGAGAAGTAAAGGGTGGTGCATTAGAAGGAGTTGAAGGTGGTCTTCGCATAGACGCTTTTGACCATGATGCTAATTCAGAATATGATTTTACAGAAGACTCATGTTCTATATGTGAATTACCAGAACATGCTCAGAATCTAATTGTAGAAGATATAGAATCAGAAGAAAATGCCTAAACAAATAATGGAAATCAATCCATTTCACGGTGGATTAAATAGTCAGGCAGACCCAAGAGATATAAAGGTTGAAGAACTTTCTTTAGCTCAAGATATTATGGTAGATGAAATAGGTAAGGTAAGAATGATGGGCTCTAATGTAGCTCATGACGCTCCTACTTTAACTGGAGTATCTATTACCCCCGGCTATTGTTTGCATTATATGAGTCATGATATGACTAAAGGTAATTTAGCAGCAGCAAGTGCAATTAACGCAGCTGAGACTGGAGATGATTACTTATTCTTTATAAACAAGACTGATGCAGTTGTTGATGTTTATTCAAGAGCTAGTGACAGTTGGGGATATAGTATAATAGATTTAGGTCAACCAGATTCAGGTGTAGATTTAAAACCATCTTTCTATAATGTGGACGGGGCTTTAAGAATATCAGATGGTTCCTTTGCTGATTTAAGCCATAATAGATGGTATGGTTACATAAAAAGAAAAATGTTTCAAGAAAGCCTTCAGCGGAATATAGACCAATGGTATTCAGTTAGTTCTAAAATTGAAAAACCATCTTCAGCTTCTAATTGGGATAATGCAATCCAAGTACTTGGGACTAATTACGGGACTAGCCACACATATGACAGTATAAATGCAGATGATTGGTTTAAGAATCAAAACGATATTCATGACAATACAAATGACGCTGGTGATGATTTTATAAATGTAGCAAAGATGGTTGTTACGTTTAAATATGTTACTGAAGATGACCCTATGGACACAAATATGACATTTGTTTTTAAATGTGGAGCAGCTGATAGTAGCTCATCTTGGAATAGTACTGAATCATTAACTCATGAATCAACTTATACAAAAATTGGTGGAAACTGGGGAACTGAAGTAAGTGATAATACATATGAAGCAGAAATGACATTTTCTTTTCCAGTTACAAGCACAGTTGCGGATGGAACTAACACAAGTCCTAGTGAAATTCAAATAGCTGATGGAGAAACAACAAAAGGTATAAGAGCTAATATATCGGCAGAGGCTTTAGACGCTGATATTCAAAGTCTAACAATAAAAAAAGTAGTGATTACGCAAGCCATAGTATCCGCAGGCGATCATTATCTTTCAGAGCATGAGGTTATTCCTGAAATAGTATTTCAAACTGCAAGCTCTGGGACTGGCGTTGGTTGGGATAAGAAATGGAATATAGGGTGTTCTTTTATATATGACGAAAAACAAGAAAGTTTAATAAGAACTTTATGGGATAAAGATAATCAAACATCAACAACGTACACTGTTTCTAATACTGCCCATTGTCCAACTATAAAACTTAATATAAAATATGTTAATTGGAATAAAAGAATCACTGGTATCAATCTATATATGAGAGAAGAAGATGAAACTCAAAAAACAGATTGGTATCTTCAAACAACTTATGACTTAGTAAAAGGCGTTGGCAGTGTATATCCAAATGGAGTTGATAAACAATTTATATACGATGGCACTGTTCAAGAATACCATTGTACAATAGATAGGGAAAATTTACTTACTCCAAATCTTCTTGGCTCATATGAAAGTATTACAGGTGTAAGCTCTAATGAAAAATCAATTTCTTCAAAATATAAAACAGCTGTTGTTGCTAATAGAGTTGCTTACATAGCTAATATACAACTTCAAAATGAGGATGGTACCGTTGAAACAAGGTCTGATGGTATGTTAAAATCCAATGTAAATCAATTTGATGTATTTCCTTCAAATAGAATAATAGAAGCTTCTGTAAGAGATGGGGATTCTATAATTGCATTATCAGCATACGCAGACAGAATATTGCAATTTAAAGAACATAAAATGCATATAATAAATGTATCTCAAGAAATAGAATTTTTAGAAGATACACATATGCACAAAGGAGTTAAAACTCCAGCTTCAGTTGCTGAGACAGATTATGGGGTAGCTTGGGTAAATGAAGAAGGTTGTTATTTGTACGATGGAAGGCAAGTGCATGACTTATTAGAAAAGAATGGTGTTCAGATTATTAAAGAAAGTGATTGGGCTACTCATGTAGGTACTAATCCTATGTGTGGATACTTACCTAAGAAAAGACAAATTATAGTTGTAAGAACTGCTGGAAGTGGTGGGTTAGGAGATATTTATTTATATGATTTAGTAACTAAAAGTTGGGTTACTGGTGATTCAAAATTTGATGATAGTAATAAAAAATCTAACTTTGTAGTTGATTGGAATCATGATTTAATTCATGCTAAGACAAGCACTTCTGATGTATCTTTTAAAAAATGGGATGATACCTCATCTGCTGGGAATATAAAATTTCAAACTAAAGATATGGCATTTAATCAACCGGGCCAAAGAAAGAAACTTCATAAAATATATCTAACTTATAGAGGTGATGGTAGTGGAGTTACTTGCAAGTTTGCAGTTAATGGAGAAACTAATGTTTCTAATTATAAACAATTCAACAGTGACGATACTCCTTTACTAGATAAAAGTTCTACAACTGATTGGACTTTAGCAGAATTAAAACCTACATCTGCTTCTGATGGCAACAATATATATAGTACAAAGTTTTATATGAACGGAACTAGTGTTCCTGCTGATTTTGAGATTAATGATATTAACATAGTATTTAGGATGAAAAACGTAAAATGACAATGACAAGACAAGAAAGAGTCGCATTGCATAAAAAACAAGAAAGAATACAAATTCGTGAAGGTAAACCAATTTTATCTGATTTGAGAGAAGGCACTCCAGAAATAAGACGGACTGATGAGGGAGTTGTTGAGTATATTAAAAGTAATGGTGTTATGTACAAGAAAATATTAGATAAAGCGTAGGATGTTTGTTAAATTAAATCGTATAAGTACAATTATTATAGGTTATATAAATGGGTAATCTTTTTGATAAAGCTATGGCTGCTGGAAAAGCTGGCGCTGAATACAAGGCTGATATTACTGATGCTAGTATAGCTGGTGACGAATTATCATTTACTAGTCGAGAAACACAGCAAAGACAACAACAATCAGATATGAAGTTTGGAGCTATCACTTCCCTAATTGAAGCTGGTGGAGCTATTCATGATTCATTAAAAGAAAAAGCTGACTTTAAACAAGATTTAAAAAACATTGAAGACAGTGGTAAGTATGGAGAATTACAAAAAGATTCAAGAGGTTTTGGTCAAAAGCTTTGGGATGCAGTTAGTGGTAAATCTAGACAATATACATTTGCTGATGATACAGGAAAAACTACTACATTTAGCAAGACTGGTGTGACTACTCAGGGAACAATTTTATCTGGAGGAAATGCTGCTCTATCTACTGGAGGGGTAACTGGAGTTTTATCGGATACTGCAAAGCAAGAGCATAAAGAAGAACAAAAACAACATTATGGAAAGCGAAAAGGATTTGATTTAGGAGACTTGTGGGGAGAAAAGTCAATGACTGGATTAGGCAAAAAGAAAAAAGAAAAGATTTCAATGGCTAAAGAATCCAATATGAGCGATAATGAAGTAAAGAAAGAAAAGAAAAAAGAAATTCAAGGCCCCAAACAATTTATAGGCCCTCCTAAAAAAGAGAAATTTGATTTTTCAAAGCCTTTAAATCAATTAACAAAAGAAGAATTAGAAAAGTTTAAAAAATCTGGTTACTTTGATAAAAATTCAGAACATTCACCGCAAAGGCAATATGCAAATATGCATAGGTCATTAGTAGGAAGGTAATAGGAATAAGATATGGCAAGTATAGCAAACAATCATTTATCACAATTAGCTAATAAAGGAAGGCATGGCGATACCGAATTAGCTCACGTTACTAAAGAAGAACAAAACTTATTAAAAGCTATGGGAGGTTCTGGTTCTATCAATCCTCAAACTGGATTAAAAGAATTCTTCCCGTGGGCTGCAGCTGGGATGTTTGTAACATCACTTGCTCAGTCGCATCAAAGTGGTAAGATAGCACAATCTGGTGCAAAGGCAGCTATATCAGCCGCTAATGAAGGATTAGCATCTTTAGAGGGAGCTGAAACAGGTTTAGAAACAGCTAAGGAAGCTAAGACTGCATTTGCATTAGGCTCACATGAACATTCAAAACAAAAATTTGCAAGTGAATTAGATACCACTGTTGCTGATATTAATAAACAAATGAACCAAGCCGTTAAGAAAAGTGGATTGGCTAATTCTGGAACTCTAAAAGAAAAAGAATCTACTCAATCTAAAAGAGTTGCTCAAACATACACATCTGGAGTGGAAGGATTAATGGGTAAGCTTGGTGAAACAATGGCTGGTATTGAAGGGTGGTATGAGGGCGAAAAGGGTAGAATAAAATCTGAAAGAGCAAGGTTTACAAGAGAAAAGAAATTGGCTCAAGAAACATTTGATAATTCAGGTCTCGGAGGTTTATTCTAATGCCTACAAATCCATATGGAGCTGATGCTTTACAAGCATTAACAAGAATACTACAATATCAACAAAAGAAAGATAGAGACGATGTAGCTCAATCTTTAGCTATAATGGAATACAAAGCTAAGCAAGATGTTTCTAAATACAACTTAGCTAGTAAAATGCTAGAAGACTCTTCTAAATACAATAGTATGCTTAAAACAGAAGTTGTAGATAAATTCTTAAATGAATCCAATCTTAGAAGATTTGCTGATACTATTCCAGCTCCAGAGAAAGGTGACGACAGAGACGACATAGAAGACCATATAGGAGACTTAGCTGATGCATTGAATGATAAAGATAATTTCCAAAATATAAAATTTGGAGGAAAAGATTATGGTAAAATCACATTTGATAAAAATACATCACAAGAATTAGCATCAGCTTTATATAATTATAAAATAGCTAAAGACCCTTCTCTTTTGTTGGATTTTGCAATAGATGTTCATAATGCTAAAGAAGCAGGCCCTCTTGAGGGAACAGCTGAGCAAAGTAGAATAATTAATGCTTTAATGGGATTGCAATATAATCTTGATGATAAGAATAATTTAAAAACTTTATCGCAAGCTGTTGCTAGTAAAAGAAACGATGAAGTAATTATGAAGGAAAGAATGGAGTTAATGAGTGGTGATTATGAATTTCAAGAACAATTAATTACTGCAACAGAGCCTACTGAAAAAGAAAAGGTTGGGGAATCCTTAAATCAATTAGATGCATTACAAGCAGCTGAACAGATACAAAAGCATGGATTAATACAACAACAAGACCAAGAAGCTTCTGAATCATTTTGGGATGCGACTGGCAATGTAGTTGGAACAACTGCTAACGTAGCTATGTGGACTGCTCCAGCTGTGGTGGGGGCTAAATCTTTTCATGATTATCAATCAGCTAAGGGTGTAACTGAATACCTTGATTTAATGAAAGAAAATACTGCAAGAGCTATTGGTAAAGATACAGATATATTAAATGCTAAAGAATTTGCAGATAAATATGGTATGAATAAAACTGAAGCTCAAACCAAAGCTGGAAGAAAAGCATTACAAGACAAAGCTAAGGAATGGGCTTATAAAAATAGAACAACTATGGGTAAATGGGGTGATAAGTTTGTAATGAATCCATATAAATGGTTTCAAAATATGGATTTAAAATGGGAAAAAGTTAATTGGAAACCATCTGTTGGTCTTAGAAATACATTAGCTTATTCAGCTCCTCTTATTGTCCCTATGGCTGCTGGAGCAGTTGGAAGTATATTTGGCGACACTGGTCAAAAAGTTGGTCAAAGTGTTGGACATGGTGCATCAGCTGTAATGTTACAAAATCAAATTAAAGGAAGGGGAAAAAGAACTTTCTTAAATTGGCTCTCTTCTGGAGCTGCTAAGAAACAATTAACAGCTGGACTTGGTGCTAAACTTACTTCTTACGCAGGTCTAGCGGCTGCTGATGGCCCTCTCTTACCAATAGGAGACCTTGTAGCTTTAGGTCTTACTTTAAATGAAGTTCACAACTTGTATTCAGTATGGGCTAACGAACAAGATTATTAATGGCTGATAATCTTACAAAAAATATACAAGCTATATTAAAAGAACGTGGGACAGCAGCTAGTCTTACGCAGGTTCAGGATGCCTTAGATAAATTATCTTCTCCATTAAAAAACCAACCTAAGGGATTTACTGTTGGTAATTCTAATGTAGTTACACCAGAGCAAGTTTCCAATGTTTCTTCTGGTGAGCAATGGGCTCAATCTTATCAACCAGACCCTCTTAATGTAGAACCAAGTGCTTTAAACGCAGTTGGAGCAGCTCTTTGGAGTTTTGCTGATAGTGCTTCTTTCGGAGCGGCTGGTGCATTAATAGACGAAGAAAAGTATATAGACTTTGATGACCCTATGGCTAAATGGACTAGTGCTATTGGAGGATTTGCAGGGTTTATTGGAGGAGCTCCATTAAAAACTGGTATGAAAATAAGCCAAATGCTAGCAAAGGCGGCTACGAAAGGTACTGGTAAAAAACATGTTGATGAAGTTGTTGGTGAAATGGTTAAGAGGGGAAGAGCAAAGGGATTAGGTGACGACACTATTGATGAGATTACCACTGGGTATAAATCTATTGTTAATCAAGCTCAGTACAATAATCAACTTCGTGGTGGAGAGTTTATTAAGAAATCAGAAGATTTTCTAAGTCAATATTTATCTAGAGCTGAACAAGTTGGAGAATTAACTGCTCGTGAAGTAGTAGCTGCTAAGAAAATGTTTGGCCCTGCATTAAAAAATAGACCAATTCAAGATTGGTACGGAGTAATGACAGAACGTGGAATATTTGCAAATAATCCTAGAGCTGCTAAAACTCTTTCACATATTATTAATGATGCAGTTATGCTATCAGTTGTTGATACTACATTTGAAGGTATGACAATGTTTGAGGATGGCAACTTTGATTGGACTCAGCCAATGTGGGGAGCAGCAACTGGTCTTGGTTTTGGAGCTTTGGGATGGTTAATGCCTAGAGGGGCAGCCGCTTCTTGGAAGAAGGATATGGTGCATGGCATTAAAGCAGCTTTTGGTAAAAAAGATTTATATAGAAATATGAGTGCTAAGCAAATAGAAGCTTCAGCTCAATTCTGGGGAGAGTCTTTAAAAAGAACAGAAGCTTTAAAGGGACAACCTGTAAGTCATTTAGTAGATATAAGTTATAAAGGTCAAAAAGCCATTGGAATAGATTTAACACATGGGGATGTATTAGGTCAACTAAGGTCAACATTTGGCAAAGATGCTCAATTTGCTTTAAAAGAATTTATGGAAAGTACTAAAGGTAAAATGGGTAAAGAATTAATGAGGTTCGCAACTAAAGAAGCTGCTGGAAATCTAGCTGAGGTATGGCCTAGAATGATAGCTGGTGGAGCTTTATTTAATTTACATTCGTTCTATGAAATGGCTCGTAATGGGGCAGAACTAGGTGTAAACGACATATTACCTCATTTTCTTATTGGAGCTTGGATTCAAAGACATGCGAACCCTGCGAAGTTTGATATGAGCCCTAAAGGTGTTAACCAACTTCGTGGTAATTTAATGAGACTTGGTGTAGGGCCTGGACAATTTAATGAGATACCAACATTAAAATATAGAGATAGCGCATTGAATAGTCCTTTCAATAGTACAGAATGGTCACCTATTGTAGATACGGCTAGGGATTTAGGAATAATATCATCTACTCCTGAAATTGTTGAAACTAATTTAAAAGCAGGTGAGCAAAGCGTAGCTATGCAAGAAAATAGAATTCCAAAATTTGAAATAGTCTATGAAAAATTAATTAATCATGGTGAAGAATCCATGTATAAACCTATTGAGCAAATATCTGTTAAAGAAGCTAAGCAAATAATGGAAGAGGTCTATAAGATTAATCCAGATTTGAGAAAAGCAGATACGGAAGAACTTTTAAAAGCTTTTGATAAATCTACTTTATCCGCTACTAAAGATTTTGAACAAGATTTTGTTGATGTGGTCGAGAGCGTTAGACGTATAGATGAAAATATAGATAACGAACTTGAAATGACTTCCTATAATGATAAATCTTCACCCGGTAGGATTCCTGCGAGAGTAAATGTTAGCAATTCAATTAAACAAGCTGCTAAAAAAGGGTTATTAGTTGATGAAAATAACAATCCTCTTCTTGTTGATTCTGATGGAAATGTATTAGAAGGTCAAGATGCCCTTGATGCTTTAAATAGAAAGATAGCTAGTTTTAATTCTGTATTAACTACTGTTGACCTTATTGGGGCAAGAGAAAAAAATCCAAATACAGATTTACAAACCAAGCAAATAGAGTCTTCTGAATTATTAGCTGGTGTATTTAAAACAATTAAAAATGCTGAAGATACAATTCAACAAAGGTATCCAGACAATAGGCATATGCAAGAACAGTTTTCATTCTTTGGTTCTTTTAATGATTACATACATATATTATCAAGAAATGTTGCTATAAGGTCTGCTGATAGCGTTTCAAAGATATTTGAAGCTGGAGCCCCAAGTAATGTAAGAAGTGGTTTAATATCTCAATTAATCAGTACTGATTTATTACTTCAAGGCCCAACAGAATCTGAACCTGTTCTTAGGAAGGATGTTAGAAATATAAAATTTGATGAAGAATCATTTAGTAATGCAGATATGGATATTTCTGAAGCTAGGAGATTGCTTGGTAGGGTATTAACAATACAAGCAGCTTCTGGAGGTTACAAGCTAGCTTCTGAAGGCACAAAGAGCTCTAAGCAGGTTGGTGTAAAATATGAAGACGTTCAGAAATTACAACATTTTTTATCTGACCAAGGATTTCAATTAAAATCTAGTTTGAAAAATGATTGGATGCATAATCAAATAGTTGATTATATAGTTGGACAAAGAGTTCAAGACTCAAGATTATCTCTAGACCAAACTGATGCATTGTTTGAATTAGCTGATAGAGGTCTTGCCAATTTTGAAGCTGCTGTTGAGGGTAAGGCCGCTGGTTTTTCTATTAAGAAAATAGATTTAGATGTATTGAATAATGATTCAGTAGAATATAGAAGAGCAAAAGAATATAATGATTGGGTTGATAGACTTATTTCAGATGGTAAAAGAAGAGCTAATGATTCTGAGGGATTAGTTAGCTTAGAAACTGGTAAGTATGTTTCAACTGATAATGCTTTTATGCAAATGATAGATGGAATTATTCACAAATCACCGGGTAAGTATGTTGACGCTACTCAAGCAATTACTCAATTTATAGCAGCTTTACCTAGTGATGGTAAGAGTTACGAAACATTAAGGAAGAATATTGAAATATTTATAAATGGTTCTCCAGCAAATGCAGCTAGACTTAGTAAATGGTTAGTAGCTGCTAAAGTTATAAGCAAACCGGGTGTTGGAGCTGGTAATTGGAAATTGAATAAAAGTTGGTTAAAGAAGGCTCAGGAAATTTCAGATGAACTTACTATCAATATGGAAAAATTTGGATATGATGCAAATTATTCAAAGGAGACATATCAAGAAATAGAAGATGCTACAACTGAAAAATTACTAGATGATGTTTATGAAAGAGACAAATCTAAACCAATAACTCTTCAAAAATTCTGGAGTAAATATAGATTTGGGCATAAAGATAACGATGTTAGTCAACTTAGTTCTAAAGAAATGGCTGATGAATTTCAAAAATTAATATATAATAATTATGCTGATGTTAATAAGGATGGAGCTATTGGATTATTACATAAAGATATTTTTACCAGATTTACGAATAATGTTTATATTGAAGATTCATTTGGTAAGTGGACAAAATTAGCTCTTACTAATCAAAAATCATTAGTAGCTGGTAAACTTACAAATGCTTTAAAAGACTATGCTTACTTAGTAGGTAGCCAGCATAGGCAAAAACCAGTGACTGAAATATCTTTTAATAGAGGTAATTTAAAAGTTGAAAGCAAAGTTCATCAAAGAACTGGATTTGATGTGCTTATGAACACTATGGGAATGACTTATTATAGAATAAATCCAATGGCTCCAATTACTGAAAGCGTTGGTGGTAGATACACTAGATTAAGACATGTTGATTTGTTTTCTGGTAAATCTCAAAACGTTGATAAAACAGCTGGTGGATATGCTGATACAGTTAATTCTCAATTATCAGTATTTCAAGGATTAATGAAGGGAGTTATGAAACTTCCAAATGGTGATAGCCTAGCTTCTAAAGAAGGTGGATTAGAAGTTATGAGGATAGGAAATGGAACTGATGTAATTGCCATTGAAAGAGGTCAATTTAAAAAATTGTTTGAACCATTTAAAAAATTATATGATGAATACAAAGATAATCCAGAAATATCTAAAGAAACAAAAGTATGGAAAACATTAATAGATAAAATTGATAGAATAGAATCAGATGGAAAAGATACTGTTATCAATCCAGCTGAAGCTGAGTATATGCTACATAGACTAACTCATAAAGAGATGCTTACTGGTACGGAAAAAGTTGGTGGGTTTAAAGATAGTATGTTTATAGATTTCCTTAATGGGAAAAATCAAGATAAAATAAGTGGTAGAATAAAATTAATGCATACTAAGAAATTTACAAGATTTGATAAAGATTTTGTAGAAAACTTAGCACAGATATACGAAGCAGTTGAAAGATTTGAACATAATTATAATATAAATACAGTTGGTGGTATTGCAGCTGAAGCTGGTAGGCAACGTTCTTCTAAAAGAGCTGCTACGGCATTAAAAAGAGTTGCAGATAATGATGGGTTTGGTGTCCTCGTTTGGAATGATGAAGGATATAATACAGTTAGGGACGACACAGAGTCTATTATAAGAAGAGAGCTTGGTGCGAATTATAAAGATTGGACTTGGGATGAAATGCAAGGAAAGGCTCATCAAGATACATCAGCTTTTGATAGTATAGCATTTGTTAATGAAAGTACAATGATAGCTGCTCATGCTTTAATGGGTCATAACCATAACTCAAGAAACCCTATTAAACCTGTAATAAGTTCTCATGGTGAGGGTAAACCATTATTACTTGGTAAAACATTGTTAGTCTATACTAGGGAATTAGATTCTTTCTTTAGAAGTAATCCAGAAGCTGACATTCTTTTAAGTAAGAGTGGAGCTAAAGTTATGAATTCAAATGAAAAGATTCAAAAAGATGGTTCTGTAAAAGATTTGTCGATGATTAATAGAAGCTGGAATTATATTTCTGGAAAGGATAAAACTACTAGATATTATGGTCAAGGTAATGGTCGATTAAGAAAAATAAGTATAGAAGCTTTAGGGCTTCAGCCACAATCAGATACTCCATTTAAAACATCTCCAGAGTCTCTTTCAAATTTTAATTATGCAGACAATGCTGAAAGTGGAGAGATTTTTAGAAACCAATATGAAAGATATTTAGATTATAACCTAGATGCTATGCAATCTATTGCTCAAGACCCCATAGCAATGAGAAAGTTTATATTAGCTGAAGCTGCTAAAGATGGATTAGCTCCAAATATGAATGGTGAAAATCAAAGCCTTCGTGAATTAAATAATATTGTTCATTTTGCAACATACTCAAGGGATGCTAATCCTTTAAGTTATAGTGACAACATAGCTAAGAATAAATTATATGCTATGTATATAAATTCTTTAGTAAATGGAAAGCGTTCAGTTAGCAACCAATATGACGGTGGTGAAGGTTCTGATAGGTATGGTGGTCAGTCAATAATTATACAAAGTGCTAGGGGAGCGGATAGGTTGAGACCTACGATTGTGAAAAAAGATGGAGACATAGCTATGAGAGGTCAGGTTATGCTTAGTCAATATGAATCTAGGATGAGATTAGGTGAGCTGGCTAAAGATGGATTTGAATTAAGGTTTGTTGAAGATTTAGGTAAAGATTATAAAACTATAGATGACATTGTAGAATATCAAAGACAGGTTTTTGAAGATGTTGGATATATAGTTAGGGGCAAAGGAACTAGAAAATTTGATAGTGAGTTTTCAAAAGAAGAAATGCAAAATTGGACTCTTGGTGAAATGCATGAATTTATACAGTTTACAAATTCTGTATTGGGGAAAGATACTGAAATAGGAGTTATTGTTAATAGAAAGCCTAGAACTAGACCTAATGATATGACAGTGTTGGGATTAAAAGGGTTCTTACATAGGGATTATGGCAATTCTATACAACTAGCTAGCCTTGATGTTGTAAATATATTTGAAGGTGATTACGATGTTGATAAGGCTGATTACTTTTTTGCTCATCAAAAAGAAATGTGGAATCATGTTCATAGAACTCAACAACATTTTATAAATGGAGTAGACCCAGATTCATATAAGATACCATCGGAAGGCAATGTCGGATTAACTCCAGTAAATGATAGGGATAAAAGATGGGAATCATACGCTGATAATGAACAATTTACAAAAAACATAGGGACTGTTCAGAAAGTTCCAAGAGCTTTATCTGCATTAGATAACTTAGCTGATACTATACCAAATGAACAACTTGGCCTTTATGGTCTTGAGCCTTTTTATGGAGCTGAGTCTAAAAGGAAAACTAAAACAATTCAAGATGGAAAACTTGTCAGTTCTGAAGGAGCTCCTGCTAAGGTTTTATTAAACAACCCAAATGACAATAGTGTTATTACGATTGATTATCAAAATGTAGATTTTTTTATGAGGTCTGCTCTTGAAACTCAATATATTATAGATGGAAGCGGAAAACTTAATCCAGAAATTTCAAGCAACTTAAGAAGATGGAAAGATAAATTTCTTTTTCCGTCTATTGGTAACTCAATTGCTGGTGGTGAATCAATAAGAGACAATGGAGGTATGGGTTTTATTGATAATATTAAACACAAAAAGGACTCAAAAAGAGTTAGGGTATTTAGAAAGTTTAAAACTAATAGCAAGGGAGAGAAGCAAGAAGTTGACTTAACGAATATTGAGAAAGCTGTTATAAAAGAAATGCTTAGTCAATATAATTCATTGTTAAATGCAACTGGGAAAACAATGTGGGAAAATTCTGGAGACCAAAGACCTCCTAGGTTTACCGATGTAATGTCCGCTGCTAAAAAGTATTCTGGGTTTATGGGTGATATTAGTAATAGTATATATTATAATTTAAGGCATAGGCGAATAGACTCAGATGACCCAGATAGTAAAAAATGGATGGATGATTCGAATTTTAATGATTATTTTGGAGTTGAGACTAAGTCATATGATAAGTGGGATAAGGGTAAAAAATACAAAAAGAAATATTGGAAACCGTCAAGGGATATTTTTAAAGACTTGATGGGGCAAAATAGAATAGACAACAATGCTAAACAAATGGCTATGGGGGAAAGGGGCTCTGTTGTTGATAGAATAATGACTCAATTTGCAAGAAGAGACCCATTTGAAGAAACAACTGTTCGTTCCATTGGTGGTGCTAAAGAAAAGTTGATGGATTCATGGTATCAGCAATTAAGAACTGGAACTGATAAAGATGTATCTGAAGCTACGGATAGATTTCAACATGAAATAAAAGAAGGTAAATGGTCTCATCAGAAAAAAGTTAAATTAATAGGTAATTTAAAAAAGAAAATAATCGATATACAGAATAGTAAACTTCCTCATGTAAAAAGAAAAGTAGCTATAGATAAAGTTAATAAGTTTATTAAGGAACTTGAGTCTGAAATACCAGATGCTTTAATACCAGAGAAATACAAAAAAACTAAAAAGTATAAAGATTTAAAAGATGGTATTATTGGATTTAAATGGATTGGTGAGGACGATATTAAAGATGGAACTATTCAATATAGTGCTATTGACAATCTTCAAAGGATACTTCCTTATGGTAAAACATTAGGAGCTCCAGCTAGGGAATTTTTAAAAGAAATACTATATATGAGAAAGCAATTCTTTAGCAATCAAGATACATTTAAAGATATATTGGAATATGGTGACAGAACTATTTTAGATAGTGAATCCATTGAGTATTTAAGAACAACTCCAGACCTTACTACTTTTTATGAAGTGGAGCATAAGTTATTAATGAAGGGATTAAATGAATATGGATTTAATTTCGTATTAGAATATATGAAACCAACTGAAGATAGAAAAAACATTGGTGTTCATAATGGTAGATTAATAGATATACCTTATGCTAAATCAAATAGATATAAAAGAGGATTGCAATTCCTTACTAGGGTTGCTGAAACAAGACCTAATGATGATAGTATGGTTGATTTCTTAAAACCAGAAAATGAAGGTGGATTTGGCCCTGATGCTCAAGACATTGTAAGACAAAATTTAAGAAATTTGCAAACTATGGAATCTCAATTTGAAAGATTTTTTAATGATAGATTTGATAGGATTAATCTCATAGGTGATAATTTAGTTGATGACCCTATGGATGTTACAGTTAGGGGAGGCGTTAGAAATCTTAGGATAGAAGATGTTAGATTGCCAGATTTGAATAAAGATATGAGCAGGGGATTAACTAGCTTTAGTAGGATAAAATGGTCTAGGGATAAGTCTAGAATTAGTGATGGATTTAATATAATGAATGACCATTTAATTGATTTATATAGAAATATAGCAATTATATCTGGACAAGAGCAACAATTTAGAGAGTATTTAGATGACATGACTGATATAAATTCTCAATTAATGTCTAATAGAATTATTCATCCGATGGATTATTTAGCAGATAGTTC